AAAAGGCGCAGAAAAAATTTCTGAGTTAAATATTCCATCATCTATTGTTGGAAATATAACTGGGACTGGTAGCGATGTGATGCGTGAATTATACAAATCCGGTCAAGTTGGTGGCGAAAAACTAAAGACTGCTTATGAGCATATGCGTGAGCCTGAAGGTCGTTTTCAAGAGGTGGCAACAGAGGCTAAAAATGCTGTAAGTAATCTTGCTCGAGCGCGTAGTGCGCAATATGAAGCAGACATGGCGGGTGTGCGTGGTAATGTAACACCAATGAATTACGATCCACTTAGATCTGACATACAAGATATTTTTAATAAATACAATTTCCAAGGTGAGCATAGTGGCGAGCTATCACGCGCAATGCAAGAAAAGCTCCAAAACGAAATAGATTATTGGGGTGCAAAAGAACCAGATCCTTTTCATACGCCAAGCGGTATTGATTTCTTAAAACGTAGAGTGGGTGAGATTGGTGAAAATGCAGAATTTGGTTCAACACCAAAAGCGATTGCAGATGATGCATATCAAGCGGTGCGTCAACAAATTGTAAACCAAGAGCCAGAATACGCCAATGCTATGAAACGCTACGCTGATTCATCTGATTTGCTTCATGAGTTGACCGGTACGTTTTCGCTTGGACCTAAAGCGCGAACTGATACGTCAATTAGAAAATTGCAACAAGCATTGCGCAATAATGCATATACTAATTACGGCTATAGAAGTCAGTTGATTGATGAGCTTGAAGATGCTGGCGCAAGAAATTTGCGCACAAAAGTAGCTGGTCAAGCTGCAAGCTCATGGATGCCACGAGGTTTGCAAGGATTAAACTCAGCAGGTGTAATTGGTGGCGCAATAACTTATGCTAATCCCTATGCATTACTACCATTGCCATTTCAATCACCACGTCTAATGGGTGAAGCGGCTATCAAAGCAGGTCAAGCATCTAACTACGTCAAGGGTGGATTAGATGCGTATAAAGCGGCTTTGGATAAGGCAGGAATTGATCAGTTGTTTGCAAACAATTACATGTATCAATTGCAAAAAGCACAAGACGCAACAGAGAATGCTGACGACGAAGAATAAAAAAAGCCGCTGAAAGGCGGCTTCTTTATTTACAGGTCACGCAACATCTTGGCAAGAATTGTTAACGCTTCTAATGCTTTCAAAATCTCCCATACCGTCATTTAAATACACCCACCTGTTATATGCCGCCTCTGGTGTAGTACCAGAGGCGACTACTGAAAAATTGGTATAGCACACCCATCGGTTGCCTACCTTTCGTATCTTTGGTTTCATCGTTCCCTTCTGCTTAAAACTAATTCGCTGACACTGATAGGATCCATTGGATTATCAGCCAGCCATTTTAGCAATTCCATATACTCAGCGCACCGTTCTTTATTTATGGCTAAGATGGTTGTTTCTGGGTGATCTTTAGCTATCCACCCATTCATTAAAAATTCTCAAACTTGATCAAACGATCTAAATACCAGTTAGCCTTGCGCAGATCCTCGATGCCATTTTTATCTTTGTATCGCCACATGTACTTAAAAATGTTTCCACGCAAGAAACCGCGAAACTCATCATGGCCTAGCATTTTCTCCATTGCCAAAATGCATTCGTCGCCTTGGTAGTGCTTTGGTGCGTGTACTGTGTCTGTTGGAATAGTATGCCAAGGTCTTGTTTCTGATGCCGTCAAATCCTCGCGTATTTTGTCTAGTCTTTCTTTTTTACTTGCTACTGACTCATGTACTGAGTCGCCTGTGAATCCAAAGTACATTTGTTTTTCTTGATTTGTCATAAAGTCATCTCCCAACCTTTCGGCATAATAGTGTGTTGTTGTAAAAACTTTTTGCATAATTTGTTGTTTATTCGTGAAGTTGAAACTCGTTTTTTTCGCTCGTTTGTTTCTTGCACGCCAAGAGAGATGTTGCAGACTTTGCAAACACCACTCCCGCGTGCAAAAAGTAGCACCGGCTTTTCTACGTTGCATACCTCACATAGTCGATTGCCTGCCATTAAAGTAACTTTGGTCGAGTGGTAACAATCGGATCTGGTATATCACCTTCAATTGTAAAATCAGACGCTTTAAAATCTGTGCTTGTTGGCGTGTAAACCATTTTTACTTCATCCATCCCAGTGTAAAAACGTATCATGGTTTCTGCTGTATCAACATGAGATGGCTCATTATAAATATGCGCATCTCCCCACATCCATGTCATGGATCCAACTTTAAGTCCAGCATGATGCGCAAACCACATGAGCATCGCCCAAGATTGAATCCAGTTGTGTGGTACGCCAAGGAGCATATCTGCGCTACGTTGATATGACTTCATGCTCAAACGTCCGTTACGCACGAAGAACTGCACGATTATGCTATGACAGCACGTTGGTGTATTGGGATTGTCATTTGCTTCTGTGATGTTTGCCATTTCACCAGCGTTCCATGTTGTCATCAAAAGGCGACGACTATTTGGATTGTTCTTTAGTGCATCTTGGATGAATTTAACTTGGTCAAAAGAACCAAAGTCACCTATTTTAAAATCATAAAACGTACTTTGCCGTAATTGCACACCATATCCCGATGTCAAACATCTATCAGTATCTAATTGCCCGTTCCACCAATCAAGCAGCTCATCGGGGCATTCACTATCACCAGACAAGAACCACTGCATCTCACGCAGTGCTTTTTTCCATGCTGTCTTGCGCAAAGTGACAAGTGGTGTTGTGGTGAAGGTTACATTTGGCAGATTAAAACTAGAATACACTTCATGGTTTCGTGTTGTAACCAAATCACCCGCATTTATGATCTCTTTTAAAATACAAACGTATTTTTGATTTGCTAGGCTCATTTTTTATCCTCAGTAAGTGAGTACGGATGGCACGTTAAGTTCCATCTACCGTGTACCTCAAGTGACTTTAATACAAAGTCTTGTCTTGTTGCTGCGGATTCGCACGATGGCTTATCTGCAAAAATTGTTGTTGTCTGAGTAACTTCGCCAAACGCCACAATGGTATTAATTAGAATATAGGCTGTTGTTGCAATCATGTTATTTCCCCGTACTTCCAAAGCCACCGCGATCAGTTAACGTGCTAAACTCCTCAACCTCCACAAACTCGGCACGAATCACTGGTGTAAACAGCATTTGGGCAATACGATCCTGTGGGTTGATTTTATAAACACCTGTGCCGGTATTCTTGATAGATACAAACAATTCCTTCTGGTAGTCTGCGTCAATTAAACCTACAGAATTACCAAGTTTAATACCGTAGTTATGCCCTAAGCCACTTCTCGGAAGAATCAAAGCCGCAACTTCACCATCAAACACATTGATTGCAAGACCTGTAGGAATTAAAGCCGTTTCGCCTAAGTCTAATGTCATGGCTTTGCTGATGTTTGCTCGCAAGTCTACCGCTGCTGACTTTTCTGTGGCGTAGGTTGGGATAACGGCAGTTGTGTCTAATTTTTTAATTTCGATTTTCATTTTGTAATTCCTGTGCATAATTTATAAATTTCATCAACGCTGTAATGGTCATTATTAATCACCAATCCAATAATCGACTAAATCGCGATAGGTTTCAGATGAGATAGCCCATGTACTTGTCGTATTTACACTTAAGCGATATTCTGCACTTGATTCCATCATGATATTTATCGTTTCATCTTTGGAATCAATATAAAGTGATTCGACTTTTTGGTCATTTAAAACAAAAGTATTATTGCTTTTGAGTTTAATTATTGTGTGTGACATTTTGTTCTCCTCTAAGTTCAGCAGCTTTTTCTTTAAGTCTGTCAATTCTGTCTAGCAGTGTTTCGTCCAGTGGTTTTATCTCACTTAACCCTGTAATCGATAAATCAAGTAACACTAAAAATTCAGCAGTTGCATTGGCTCTAGTTTCATCTTTCATTTCCCACCTCCGCATAATTTGTAAATTTCATCTACTGTATAAAGCTGCCGTGATATTGTTTTAATGCAATCCACTTTCAAGTCTTTATCGTGCATCATTGCTATTAAGCTCACTATAAATATTAACAACACCATACCTATCATGGATATAAACATTACAAAATCATCTTTCATTTTATCCCCCATTTTTCCCAATATTCTGTTAGTCGATACCGAAAACTTAATTCCACATATCGTTTAAAAGCACTCATATGATTATTAAAGTTATGGTCATCAAGCATCCTAACTTTACGTTTTGTTGCTCTCATTTGTATTAGCTTCATTTTGTTTCACCTAGTACAATGTCCGATAAGTCATCAATAATCTTAATCAACTCATCAGTATGATGGTCTGGCACATCGGTTTGCATAAAAACATACATCTCTAATCCCGATAGCAACTTTAAAATGCGAAGTGCTTGTTCTTTGCTCATTGCCTTTCCTTTTAAATCTTCTTCGGCTTTTGCATAACCTTTTTTGTATTCCTCTAAGCGTTGTTGCATACTTAGTTTTTCTTCATTAGGTTGAGAAAGTAGGTTTCTAATATCAGAAATAAGACCACAATCATTTTCCACATGGCTATCAAGAAACACACATACCTTTCTCAACAAAGCTCTTTCTTTACTCATAACTCCACCTCATCAATAATTTCCTCAAAAGAATTAAAAAAATCATTTTTAGTTCTAACAAACACTTCACGAAGTTTATTTGTATTAGAATAAACAATACCATCAACCCACTTATCGCCAATTTGTACACGACACGCAGTTTCAAGTAAGTAAACATCACCTGTTTTTTTGTTCTTGTATTGAATACTCATAAATTACCCTACTTCTAATTTCATTTTGTTGTCTCCAATATTGTTTTAAGTTAAGCCTTGTGTGATCCATATCTATGTCGTACCGCAGGTTTAATTCGTCCATCATCCTTGGTCGTGACTTCCTGCCGTAATAATAAAATTTACCGCACTTGGTTACTGGCATTTTGAAAAACCGCACTGTAAGCACGTCATACAACCATCCATCAATATTAAAGATTTGGTGTTACATGATGTACATAACTCAGCGTTCTTAATACCTTCTTCGCCTACTTCTTCACGCTTTGCTTTAATAAATGCCTGTTGATGCTCATCAATCACAGTCTTAATCACGCCAATCGACTTTAAATGTTGCTCGATAACTGTTCCTATCTCAGCTACGAGTGATGGCATATACACACCACCGCGTTTATAGTACCCACCCTTCGGGTCAAAAACATTCTTGAGTTCTTCAACAAGGAAAGTAGAGTCACCGCCTTTGCGCCATACAGCAGACACTAAGCGTGTTAATGCAAGTACCCATTGAAAGTGCTCCATGTTCTTAGAGTTAATAAACATCTCGTAGGGGTGACGCTCATCACCATTAAGCACCATATCGTTAATTGTGATATACAAAGCGTGCTCGCTCTGAGGTGTCTTAATCTTATATGTTGTCCCTTGCAGATACTCTGGTCTAGGTAGTAGCTCGTGCATCTTCTCTACGTCTGCGGATACTGCAGGTTCTTCACTCTTATCGACTACTTTGTACCCAACAATCTTTTGTTCAATTTTTTGCATCGTTTTTCCTCTTGTCTTTTTACGTAGTCGGGGGATAGTGTGTGTAATTCTCCACAGTTATATGCCCATAAAACACCCTCTATCATTTTTCTGTCAGTGAATATCTTTTCGTAATTTATTCTGTACGTCATACCATCACCAGTTTATTTCCAGAGTGCATCTTGTGTCTTATTTGAGATAGGATTTTTAGCATATCTTCTTCTACCCAGTCATCTTCCTCTAGGTATTCTTTAATAAGTAACAGTTTTTTAATATCATCTGGTTCAGCCATTACTACCTTAGTTAGTTTTGTTGGGGTTTGAAAAGGGAAATCATTATATTCCCCGTTAGGTGTTTTAAATGCTAAGTTCATGCTCATACTCACCTCTGATGTTTTATTACGTTAAAGATAGGGCGTTGTTCTTTGCACTTGTCGCACTCTCTAAAGCCCCGACTTTGATACACTCTCCAATGGTCATGCTTGCAATTAGCTACACTAGGAGAGGGGATTACTACTTCTACTTTCTTAACTTTGTCCATAACAATCTCATCATTAAAACTAATACCCCAACATATAAAGTTAGCGAAACCGCGTCATCTAAGGTCATCATCGTCATCCTTTATACTAAACTCTACTGCAAAGCAGATTATGGTGAATGTAATCACCGCCCAATACGTCATCTCAGCCATCGAGTACCTCTTGTTCTTCCATTGCCCTGAGCATCAGCTTGAGTTGCTGTATCTCTGCGAGCAGTTTTAGTTTTACTTTCTTTAACTCTTTCTTGTTCTTCTGCGCCATCTCAA